ACAACATACCGTCCGAACCACAGTTCTTCCCCTTTGGAGACGAGCCAGAACCAAAAAAGAAACCGAAGAAGAAAGGAAAGAAATGACATATATACCGCATAACTATGAACGCACAATGAATTTTAGGATGTTTGTGAACAACAAAGTTCCATCCGAAACAGTCGCCATTTTGCAACAAGAATGGGTAAATGGTGAGGGTCTTGGAAAGTGGGTAGATATACCAACAGTGTTCTCTTGTCCGATCCCAATGAGGGATTGCAAGTCATAAATAGCACGCCAATCCGTAACCGAGTAAGAAGATGTCCAATTGATGCCCAGCCTTGAGAAAACGGTCAAAGATTTCAACGGCAAGTGGCAAAAATTCCCAGACACAGCTCCTAAAAATGGCCTCCCTTTTATTGTGGGGGGGATAACAGCCGATCAACGATGGGTAGATGTCGTTGTGAGATGGGGTAAGTTTAATGAGGGCTGGCAGCAGATGTGCAAGGACCTACACGATTATGAAGACAAGTGGGTGGTACATGGATTCCAAACCCTTTCTTGTCTTCATGATGTCACTTGGATGTACTGGCACCCAAAACCACCGCCGCCGCGCCTGCCTTAATTCATGTTCCGGGGGGGATCAATGGACTCGTATCAACTCTTTATTCAGAAGTCACGTTATGCAAGATACCTGCCTGATAAGAAACGGCGTGAGCACTGGAATGAAACTGTAGCTCGTTATTTTGATTTCATGGAAGATCATCTAAAGTTTAACTGTAAATTCACTCTCGATCAGGACCTCAGAACGGAATTAGAAAAAGCGGTTAATGATCTAGATGTCATGCCGTCTATGAGATGTATCATGACAGCCGGGAAAGCATTAGAGCGCGACAACACAGCCGGTTACAATTGCTCCTTCGTTTCGATAGATGATCCCAAATCCTTTGACGAAGCAATGTTGATCCTCATGAATGGTTGTGGGGTAGGTTTTTCGGTTGAGCGGCAATTCGTAAACCAGCTTCCAGAAATCCCTGACGTGCTTGAAGACTCCGATACGGTTGTTGCTATAAGAGATTCCAAAGAGGGGTGGGCTAAGGCGTTACGGATGTTGCTCGCGTTATTGTACTCTGGTGAGGTGCCTAAGTGGGATATGTCCAAAGTCAGACCGGCAGGGGCAAGACTAAAAATCTTCGGCGGGCGCAGCAGTGGACCCGGACCCCTTGATGATCTGTTCAGGTTTATCGTTGTCATCTTTAAAGGTGCAGCAGGAAGAAAGCTCACGTCAATCGAATGTCACGATGTCATGTGCAAGATCGGTGAGGTTATCGTCTCTGGTGGTGTTCGCAGATCAGCTCTTATTTCCCTTTCCAACCTCTCTGATGATCGTATGCGCCATGCCAAATCAGGTGAGTGGTGGAAACAGTATGGTCATCGGTCACTCTCCAATAACTCAGCAGTCTATAATGAGCGCCCCGATGTAGGAATTTTTTTGACTGAATGGTTGTCGTTATATGAGAGCAAGTCGGGTGAGCGTGGGATGTTCAACCGCGAAGCTTCCATTGCACAAGTCAAGAAGAATGAGCGCCGTGATCCTGACCATATGTTCGGTACAAATCCTTGCTGCGAGATCATCCTTCGTCCTAATGGCTTCTGTAATCTTTCAGAGGTGGTTATACGCTCGACTGACACGTTATCGGCCCTCAAGAACAAGATACGGATTGCAGCGATCTTTGGAACCTTTCAATCATCTCTGACTCACTTCCCATATCTCCGCAAGGTCTGGAAAAAGAACGCGATGGAGGAGAGGCTTCTGGGTGTCTCGCTTACTGGAATATACGACAACCCTTACCTCAACGATTACAAGTCAGAAAGACTCCCTGGTATTCTGGAGACGTTGAAGAAGGTAGCGATTGACACGAACAAGGAGTACGCAGAGAAACTCGGCATTGAACAGAGCGCCGCAATCACATGTGTCAAACCATCAGGAACCGTATCCAATCTTGTTAACTCAGCATCAGGTATCCATCCTCGTCACTCCCCGTTCTATATCCGGCGAGTGAGGAACGATATCAAAGACCCTTTGACTGATTTTCTTATCAAGGCAGGAGTGCCAGTGGAGGAAGATGTCATGAACTCCTCTGTTGCTGTTTTCTCGTTCCCACAAAAGGCACCCAAGAAAGCACTATACAAAGCAGACGTAGATGCAATCTCTCATCTAAATCTCTGGCTTATCTACCAGCGTCATTGGTGCGAACATAAACCAAGTGTCACCATTTCAGTAAAAGAGAACGAGTGGCCGACAGTGGGTGCGTGGGTTTGGGAGCACTTCGATGAACTGTCTGGTGTAGCATTTTTGCCGTTCGATCAAGGAATATATCGTCAACCTCCATATGAAACAGTGACAAAAGAAGAATACGATGCTTTAGTGAAGAAGATGCCAAAGAAACTCAACTGGGATGATCTGATTGAGGAAGAGGACGTAACCGAAGGTGTGCAGACTTTGGCTTGCACCGCAGGATGTGAAGTGTAATGTCACTAAAATCTGTATTTGCTTCCTACGAATGGCAAGTTATAAAGAAACAACTAGACAAAGAGATGGAAACTTTAAGAGAAGCCATGAGACGTATTGATAAAGAGAGGAAAAGAGAATGAAAGAAGAACTTAACGTGCTATTTGACAATCTTGGATTCGGACCCTTCGAATATATATCTTTGGACGAGGCACGGGATTATGTTCAGGAGGCATTGGCAACTGGTGAGATGGTAGATTGTCCGTGTTGTGGGCAGACCGTGAAAAAATATAGACGACCAATCTACATAGCAATGATAGGCGCTCTTGCCTACATCCACCAAAACGGTCCCGTTAAAGGAAGCAAAGTACAAAAGGAGTGTGCCTACGGAGCCTACAACAAGCTCGTACACTGGGACCTCATCCAACAATCGGACAATGGCAATTGGATGATATCTGAAAAGGGTAAGCGATTCCTATTAGAGAAAGAACAGGTCCCGAAATACGTTTACCTGTACAACAATCAAGTTCTGTATTTCTCAAATGACACAATCTGCGTTGATGATATTAAGAAGAACTTTGATCTTGGCGAAATAATGGGGTAACGGGGTTGACAGCTTTCTAGAAACAGGCTAGTTGTTTTCTACGAGAAGGGGGATCAATAACAGTGCAGTGCAGCATTTGACTCCTTAGAACATTGCATAAGTATAACACCTTTTGCAATCCGAAGGAGATCGTATGTTTACCATTGACGCGATACTGATTATCGGTTCGTTTTGTTTCGTTACCGTTTTACTTATCATGTGAATTGGGGGATTACCAGTGAAGAACTACAGTGAACCATACTATGACGTAGACTACAGACCAAAGGGATATCGTTTCTGCCTCTACGATGTCAAAACGCAAGTCGGCAATAAATTTGTCGTAGCCGAAAACTCAAGACGAGCCGTGATCTTGGCGCATAAGGATGGGGGAAAATCAACACCCATCAACATCAAACCACTGATGAAAAGCTTTGGTAACAAGTACACCAATATCTTTCTTCAGCACTTTGGTTCAGAATGGGTCCTAAAACAAGGATGGGTCTATTACCGTCACGGTCCTGGCGTATTCTAGTGGAATCCGATGAAAACTACTTTCTTGACCATTATGGAACATGCAGACTGGGCGAAAAATGCACCTGTCTTAGATTTAGCTGGAAGGGGCAGATGTGCTTCGATTGGCAGCCTCTTGGAGCTAGATCACTGGAAGACCTCATGAAACACTTGAGGGACGTGAAGGATCATAAATAGTGGCATGGGTAATTAGGATAACTGATGAACGTGGGAATGACCTCCAAAAAAAGAAGTTTCCAGACATCAAAAAAGAGAAGGCGCTAGAATTCGCAGGCCAAATCTACAAAAAGTATGGCCGGGGAAAACTGCGATCTATCTACATAGATAAGGAGTAGCACATGAAAGACGAGCACACGAAGTTTTTGAACAACCTGACTGAGTGGCTGGAAGTCGAAAATCCATCAGTCGCAGCTCAACATCTCAAGACCGAATACCCGTCTCTCACAATCGAAGAGTGCCGGGTTATTACTGATCATTGGTGGGTGACAAAACCACGCCTGTTGAATGAGGGCGATCTATTTTCAGGATGCTAAAACTATGAAACGACCTGTTTTGACAAAATGTCCACGTAGCTCGATTTGGTCTCTCGTCATACCGCTCATGATCGTATTGGTATGTTTCCTTCTCGTAGTTCCAGCCCAAGCACAACTACGCGGTGCTAGATTATCTGGTACTGATTACCTCTCCAATACCATTCAGACTCATGGCTTCTGGAGGGTCAAGAGATACCAGAAGGGCTATACCACAAAGAGAAAGAGAGTCCGGCGAAGGAGTTATAGAAGTCGTCGCCGTGTATCGACCAACAGGAGAAGGATAACAGCAACGAGGATAAGCTCACCGAAGAGAAAAAGCGTTTATCGTCCTGTCAAAAGAAAACTAACAAGAATAAGGAAGGAAAAAAAATGAGGGTCGATCTTTATACCAGAGAAACTTGTCAGACATGCATTCTAACAAAGAAGATGCTGGTGGAAAGAAACGTGCCCTTTACGGAACACAAAGTCGGCCACGATATTCAGCGAGAAGAAATCCTGGAACAGTTCCCGCAAGCAAAGAAGCTACCAGTGATTGTCGTAGACGGAATTTACATAGTATCGAAAGAGCACCTAAGTATCTATATTGATAACTACGGAGATGAGGAACAGTATGCAGAAACCGGAACCTAGTCCCCGCTTTGACACGAATTACATCAAGGCGTGGTTATACAATGAGCGTTGCCGAGTGACGTTTACCAAGAAAGACGGCTCGCTACGAACGATGCTCTGTACGTTGAAAGAAAAATACCTTCCACAACAGACCGTCGAGGAGCACACAGAACGCAAACCCTCTGACACGCTTGTTATCGTGTGGGACCTTGAGAAGAAAGATTGGAGATCATTCAGGTACGATTCCGTGCTTGAGTTCTTCCCTGTTGATACACCCTCTGAGGATTTTGATGCCTAAACACTATGGAGAAGTTAAAGTATGGCTATAGACTGGAATGAGATTAGCACCAAGTCTTTTGGTGGAACTGAGCAGATGGGACGGAGGCTCGAAAAGAGTCTCGACAAGGACCTCCTCAAAAACTTCCAAATCATCTTATCAAGAGTGCGGGACCTAGACGAAGAACGAGTGAGGATACTTTACCTTCACGATCTTCCTAATGACCCGGAATCACAGCACCTAAAAGACGAAGGGTGGAAGAAATTTCATAAGATCGTGTTTGTTTCGTATTGGCAGCGTGAGGCGTATGTTAATCATTTTGATATTCCCTACTCCCACACTACCGTCATTCAGAACTCTATCGAACCCATAATGCGGCCTTCAACAACACCTGACAGAACAAGTGACAAACTCAATCTCATCTACCATACGACACCACATCGGGGACTGGAAGTTCTCGTTCCGGTATTTGGACGATTAGCAAAGAATCACGAGAACATTCATCTGGACGTATATTCCTCCTTTGGTGTTTACGGTTGGGAAAAGCGAGATGAACCTTACGAACAACTATTCGAAAGGATCAAAGCTCACGACCAGATGACCTATCACGGCTACCAACCTAATGAAGTGGTACGTGATGCTCTATTACGATCCCACATCTTTGCTTATCCTTCCATCTGGTCTGAAACTTCATGTCTATCATTAATCGAAGCCATGTCTGCGGGATGTCTTTGTGTCCATTCTGATTACGGGGCACTTCCAGAAACAGCGGCTAATTGGACAGTCATGTATGATTATCATGAAGACCCGAATGCTCATGCAAGTCGTTTCTACTCGGCACTAGACGCTATCATTTCCAACATGGAAGAGAATAAAGAAGCCATTGACCTGAAACTAGCAGGACAAAAAAGTTATTGTGATCTGTTCTACAATTGGGAAATCAAGAAACTTAAATGGGAGGTGCTACTGGAATCTCTAGTTGATGCTCCCAGAAAAATAGAACAACCAGGCGGACCATACTTCAATTATAACGTGGCATAAAACAGGAGAACCATCATGAGACTTGGTATTTTTGAAATCTTAGCAGCAGCCGACAAAGAACCAGCAAGAGAGGATAAGATCAAGACCCTGCGCGATAATGTATGTCAACCATTAATAGATGTCTTGATCGGGGCCTACGACGACCGCGTTAAGTGGTTGTTGCCACCGGGTAACGTTCCGTTCAAACCGGCAGTGTCCAGTGGTGCAGAAGGCATGTTGCATTCTCAAACTCGAACTTTCTATTTGTATGTAGAGGGGGGAGGGTCATCCAAGGGCCTTACGCAGCTTCGCAGAGAGGTTCTGTTTATTCAAATGCTCGAATCAATCGACCCGAGAGATGCAGTCCTGATGAGCCATGTGAAAGATAAGACATTACCTTATCCCTCATTGACACGAGAACTGATCGATGAGGCGTTCCCTAAGATGCTTTACATTGAAGGTAAAACAGGCGTGGAAGAACCTGCACCTGAACCCCCATGCCCACCACCCAAAGAAGAAACGAAAGTGAAACGTGGAAAGGGACGGCCGCGCAAACACCCCAAACCTGATCCCAATGCACCCAAGCGGCCACGAGGAAGACCGAGAAAAGATTCTAAAGCTGCTATCGAAAAAATAGCACAAGAGAATCAACCAGTGCTAGACAAATTAGGTTAAGGAGAGATGGGCAAAACGTTTCGACAACACTACTACGACGATGAGGACTACTGCAACAACATGAAATCTAAAAAGGAATCATTAAGGCGTCGGAGAGCGTTGAAGAAAAAGAAACGAGAGGTCAATGAACATCTCAATGATGATGACCGAGATGACCGAAAAGGAGAACATTAGTTGCCAACTTACACCTTTCAAAACAAAAAGACAAAAAACGAATGGAATGAGTTTCTTTCCATATCCGAATGTGATAAGTTTCTTGAAGATAACAAGGATGTAGAAGTGATTATTTTTGCACGAGGATTTATATCTGGCATAAACAACAAGCCAGATGAAGGGTTTAGGGAAATTCTTCGTACTATCAAGAAGGCTAACCCTAGAGGAAAATGTGAAACTTTTGACTAGGAGATGATGAAATGAACTTTCTTTTCGCAACTGCAATATTTACTGTTCTCATGATCGCATTTCTGGGAGCCACCCTATTTGTGACTTTCTACAATACTTCCATACACTTAGAACACGCAATAGCAATTGACTCTGCCCGAAAGATAAATACTCGTGTAACTAACCAATCTCCAAGGGTTGTCAATGCTCGTTCGCACGCATGGAATCAATCAACGGCTGACTAAGAAGGAACTCAGAGACGCTACTAAGTTTATGTCTGGACTGCTCATGTCCAAGCGTCTCTGCAAGAACATCACGATCCACATCTATTCCGTTGAGGGACCTCCCGTTCTAGAGGGATCGAAATGCAAAGCATATATGATACCGTGGGACAGCCGACCTCACAGGAGCTTCAGGATTTACATTGATTCGAAGCGGAACAAAAGAGAGCAACTTCACACATTGGGTCACGAGATAACACACGTCAAACAGTACGTCAAAGGTGAAGTCAAAGATATCACTAATGTTCTGGCAATCTGGAAAAACGAAGAATTCTCAATGGAAACCGAAAAAGACAAACTCGACTATTTCTTTCGGCCTTGGGAGGTCGAGAGTTTTGGATATGAACGAGGGCTCTACAAGAAATATATTCAACACGTAAAGCGGAACAAGAAATGATGAGTAAAGCATATATCCAGGTCCAGGACATAACCGGCGACTGGAAAACTATCCAAAGTACGATGAACCAGGCCCAGATGATCTTCCGCAGCCTTCAAGCAGTCCAGCTCCAATACAAGCGACTGGTGCGAGCCGTAGACGACCAGGGGATCATTCTTCAGATGATGTAGGGGGTGAGTTATTTACTATGTGATGGACGACAAAAGAAAAGTGCTCTATACCTCCGAAAAACAACGTCACTGTTGGGAATGGCTCAGATCACAGTTACTCCACCCGCGCAAGACAACACGAGAGAAAGCCAAGCACTACGAGGTGACATCCCTCACGCTTGATGAAGACTTTCAGATTCGATTATTTCACCCAGCACCAGCGTACATCAAAATACTATATGGTCTATGACCTTTGGTTCATGATGGTGACAGTTATCAGTGGCCACAGCAATCAGGGCGGCTTCGGTTCTGTTTTTGACATGAAGGCGACGTAGAATCTCAGAGACGTGAACCTTGACTGTCTGGTATGAGATTCCGATTTCGTTTGCTATCATCTTGTTGCTATGTCCTCTGATGATACATTCTAGTACTTCCTTCTGCCGCTTAGTCAACTCGTATAGTTGATCTATAATAGCGTCTTTGGCCATCCTATTAAGTTGCGTTGCGAGACTCCCAATAGTATCTAACGGCACCTCTCCCATATTTTCTATGTTAATATGAACGAGAGCAACACCACGAGGCGTTCCTGATTCTACAGGCACACCCAAGAGGAATGACAACTTCTTTCTATTAAATGCCGGACACCGAACAGTATGAGTTATCATGTCCACTTCGCCTCTGATCAACTTCGTCAACTCGTCTTTAAATTTACCGACCTCTGCGATACACAGTTTATCACGACGGTATGTTTCTCCCTCTGTCGATAGTGACAAATTGAACTGACCACAGACACCTTGCTCGTCCCCTGAAACGAGCTTGCCATCCGAATTAAGTACGACCGTATTGATGTAATAGGCGCTCATTTACCGCTCCTTCAAACTATCAACTCAATCTTCTCTTTCAGAGGTTTTAACGAGAACACACCTTCCCAACTTGCTACCTGTTGATCACGCATTAGAATGGTTCTGGCAGACCACCAACCTCCGTGGGCATCATCCCTATAGACGGCATCGTATATCAACGCTGTCTTGAAATCCTTTCTTTGCATCATTCGATGCCAAATTTTACCTGTGGATATTCCGATGTAATAGTCAATGTTCTTGATGTACTCTGCATATGAGATACCTACTACATCAAGAACACCCTTGCTTATCGCTCTAACGTCGGTAATGCTATCAAATGAGTTCACATAACGGGGGATGGGGGAACTTTCAATGTATTCTTTGATGTGGTGCGGGTCTTTTCCGACAACGGTTTCATACAATTCCTTGAATACCTCTGGGGAGGGGCACATCTTGCCGGTTTCCCACCGCGACACTGTTCCTGGGATAACTCCATACCTTTTTGCTGACTGTCCCTGAGTTTCCCCACGAATAAGTCGTGCCCGTTTACATATCGTAGGGATATCAAAGTTGACGCTAGGCACGATGTCTATTTTATGACCCATGAAACTTTCCAAAAAAGGGCTGGACGGCCAGAGCTTGTATGGGGGGACACAAGCTAGGGAGGGGGTTCCCTGGTGGCCGTCCAGCGATGATCTGCGACGAGGGACATTGCAGATCACCAACTTTATTCTTTGGATGAATTCCCCGTTCCGTACCCGTAGTACACTATGTACCTCGTGTCAACTGTGTACTAAGCGCAATTATGCGCCTTGTCAACTGCGAACTTGGCGCATAATCGCGTATATTTCACGATTGCAATGTTTAGTGAAAAAATGTGTATTGCGCCGTACCCCGTTCGGGCTAATATGCCATTGATAATCTCAGACACCAACACGGACGGGGGCTTGCCACTACT